ATAGCATAGAGTTATTAAAAGGGATTAAGTTGTTAAAATAAGGAGGAGTTATGAAATATTTTAGAGAGCTACGTAAATTAAAGAATTTATCTAATTATCAAGTAATAATTTATGATGCAACTATTGATTACGATTTAGAAAGTGAAACAGATCAAGTCTATAATAATATTTTACCAGTAGGACTAGATAAAAAAGGAAACAAAACTTATACAGGATTATTAACAAAATACCAAAGAAATTATTTTGATAACGTATTCACAATGTATGGTTGTAGATTGATTAGTGATTATGAAAAAGATAATGATACTAGACAAATATTTATACATTTATATTAAGGAGGAATTATGAAAAATAATGAATTTGTAAGTCCATATGATGAAGTCACAAAAACTAAAAATGTTTTAAAAAGATTATTATGCATGATAGGGAAACACAAAACACTAAATAGATGGAGTCCAAGTAATTCGAAATATATAAAAAGATGTGTAAGTTGTGGGAAGATAATTAATGGTTAAAATATTGGATAATAACAACTATATTCTACTAGACTATATTATGAACAAACATTATCTAGGAAGAAAACCATCTATCAGCTATGCTTTTGGATTATACATAAACAATATTATTTGCGGAGTAATTACATTTGGTAAGCCTGCTAGTAATTCATTATGTGAGGGTGTTTGTGGCAAAGAATATAAATCTAATGTATATGAATTGAATAGGCTTATTGTTGATAATGATTTACCTAGAAATACATTGAGTAAGTTTGTGTCTAGTGCGTTAAAATTGTTGCCTAGAGATTTAGTTGTTGTCAGCTATTCAGATTCAGCTATGAACCATAATGGTTATATTTATCAAGCTACTAATTTCATTTACACTGGTAAGACAAAATCAAGGACAGATAAGTATGTTCCTAATGGTAAACATTCAAGACATTATAACGATGAACATAATCATCTAAGAAAGTACAGGAGTTCGAAGCATAGATATATATACTTCACTGGAAAAAATAAGAAATGGTTAAAGAGGTTAAAATATAAAATTGAGGAATATCCAAAAGGGAGAAACGATTATTATATTTTAGGTGAAAAATTAAAAACAAAGGTAATTAATAAAAATGATGATTCAATATCATACGAATAAGGAGAAAATGTGAAAATTAAAACATATCCGTTGCAATTTACGGAAGAACGATTAAGCGAGATTAAGGACAAAGCTAAGAGTTTAAATATGAACATCAAAGAGTTTATGCTTAAAGCTATTGATGAAAAAATTAATAGTATCAAATGAAAATAGTATGTAAACAATGCAACACCGAAATAGAAATATTAGAAACAAAGATACAAGATAACGAGCTAATCATAAAGGGTTATTGTGAGCAACATGGTAATTTGAGATTTTATGTTGAGGTTAGTAAATGAAAGGAAGTTACTTAAATGGATTTATCAGGAAATACAAAAATAGAATTATACAACGATCATTTTCAAAATTATAAAAAATATGGTATTCCTAAAGCTCAACTTGTTATAGCAGATATACCGTATAATCTAGGTAACAACGCTTATGCCTCTAACCCTGTATGGTATGAGGGAGGAGATAATAAAAACGGAGAGAGTAAAAAGGCAAATAAATCATTCTTTGATACTGACAACGATTTTAGGATAGCGGAGTATATGCACTTCTGCTCAAAATTATTGAGAAAAGAACCTAAAGACAAAGGTAAAGCACCTGCTATGATAGTGTTTTGTGCATTTGAACAAATGAGTATGGTTATGGAATATGGAAAGAAACATGGCTTCTTAAAGAGTTTTCCGTTGGTATTTATAAAAAATTATTCAGCTCAGGTATTAAAAGCTAATATGAAAATAGTGGGAGCAACCGAATATGCTCTAGTGTTATATCGAGAAAAATTGCCTAAGTTTAATAACAACGGTAAAATGATATTTAATTGGTTTAATTGGGTTAGAGATAGTTCAGTACCTAAATTACACCCTACACAAAAACCAGTGCCACTATTAAAAGAATTGATAGAAATATTTACAGATGTTGGAGATGTAGTAATTGATCCAGTTGCAGGAAGTGGAACAACATTAAGAGCAGCAGCGGAACTAGGTAGACCTGCTTATGGTTTCGAGATTAAGAAAAAATTTTATAAAGAGGCAAAAGAAAAGATGTTGACTAACATACCAGTTACAATGTTAATTTAATGAAAGGAAGTTATTAGAATGAAGTTCAAAGTAAAAATTAAACCGATGGGTAAAGCAAGTGTAAGAGTTACAAAGTTCTCTACATATATTCCTACTAGCACACGTAATTTTATGAACAATATCGCTCGGGAGTTCAAAAAACAATTTCCTCACCACGTATTAATCGTTAAACCTATCAAATTAACTATTAGAGCAACGTTTAAACCTCCAAAGTCTTACAGTAACAAAAAGAGGTTACTTGCGTTACAGGGGAAATATAGGGCTAAGAAACCAGATAGTTCAAATATCATAAAAGGTGTCGAAGATGCTCTAAACGGAATAGCATATCAAGACGATAACCAAGTAGTGATATTACATATTGAGAAATGGTACGGTGAAGAAGATAGCGTTGAGATCGAGATAGTTGAGATTATATAATTAATGTGTTACAATAAAAACGGGTAGAGATTAATTGCATAAAGAAGATGCTTGTAATAGAGCGTACAATGACAAACTCTACCCAGACTAAGTTGTTGCACGTTCTGTTATGAGCATTTTATATATTTAAGGAGGAATTATGAGTAAAGATAAACTAATCAATATAATAGCGGTTATCCTTGTGTTAATTTTTATTTTATTATGTTTTGCATTTATGATTTGGTTTACTTACGAGTCGTCTTGGGCTACAAAACAATTTACTCAAATCATAGAAATTAGGAGGCAAATATGAAAGAAAATAAATGTAAAGATTGTAAAATGATACAAGTAATTAGTAGTTGTGAAATGTGCGTTGATATTGATAACAACCCATCACCACTAGAAGCGTTGGAAAGATTAAGCAATATAAACTTAGATATTGTATTAGATGAATTAGGTTATGCACTTGCGGATAAAATTAGTCCTTATGGTATTCACGATTATCCAAGTTTAGAAATGAGTGGAGATATAAAAACAATCAAACAAGCCCTAACCAACTACGCTAATATGGTTGAAATGCTAGAGGGATTAGTGGCGAAGTATGATAGAATACATAAATCTTTTGGTTATCCAAGATATGCAGAAGTTAATCCATCTGAGATAGTCAAAGACATTACAAAGGTATTGGAGGGTAAAAACAATGAAAGAGATATGGAAAAAGGTTAAAGGATTTGAGAGTTCTTATGAAGTAAGTAATCTTGGAAAAGTAAAGAGTTTCAAAATAGATAAAGTAAATGGGATGATTTTGAAACCATCTATAAACAAGTGGGGTTACTATAATGTTATTCTCTATGCTCAACAAAAACCAAAAAGTAAACTAGTACATAGAGTTGTTATCGAGACTTTTATTGAAAACAATAAAAATAAACCGTATGCTAATCACATTAATGGGATTAAACTTGATAATAGAGTAGAGAACTTAGAATGGTGTACTAATCAAGAAAACATTGACCACGCCGTAAAGATGGGTTTATACAGGAAAGGAGAAACAAATACTAGTTCTAAGTTAACGAAAAAAGAAGTTTTAGAAATACGTTGGTTTCCTAACGATGTTAAACTAAAGTTTATTGCCGAAAAATACGGAGTTAGTACAAGTACCATAAGTGCTATACGCACTAGACTTACTTGGAAACATTTAAGATAACACAAATTATTTATGAGAGGATAAAGAGAAATGAAATATATATTAAAGATTGATAAGAAGTTTTGGGATATGATAGCACAAGGTCATAAGACTAAAGAATATCGTAAAATGAATAAGCGACATATTAAAAAAGGTGATACTATTACATTTTGCGATTTAAATTGCAAAGAAGTATTTGGAGATATGATAGTTAAAGATGTTAATATAATTACTCATTTTGAAATAGGAGATATTAAAGTTGATAACGAAACGAAAAAATTTATTAATACTAGATATAAAAATGAACCGTACATACTAGAATTTGTGTTAGAGGGTATAAAAACAATTAGATAGTCATATACTAGCCTATGAAAGTAGGTGTCACATGACAGATATATTAGTATTAGCGTTTATTGCAATA